GTTGAAAAGCCGCATAACTGCCTGTGCTGCGTGAAACAATAATATTTTGCGTTGACGAAGAAGCTTCGATTTTTCCTGCCGGCGAACTTGTACCTATTCCTACATCACCAGCGGACGTGATGCGCATACGCTCTGTGCCACTAGCATTATTAAATGTTTGAAGGTCAGCAAAATAACTTAATGCTCCGCTAGAGCGCACAGTCTGAATGTAGTTGTATGCAGCGCCTTCAGCCCAAAAACCAACACGCGCATCACCGCTGGTTTGCGAACGCACACGCATTTCAGTTGTGCCGGTGCCTGTGGTGTCAAATTTTGCAGACGGCGAACTTGTGCCAACGCCTACATTGCCAAGGAATTGCGTTGTTGTTCCTGATATAGAAAACGCACCATCGTAATACGCAAAGTTTGCGTCGAGATTAGCCAGCGGAATTGCGCTGGTTGCCGTTGCGAATGTATTTGGAACTGCCATGATTTACCTCGACATAGGAATGCTGCGATTAGCGGATTGATACGTTGCCCAAACCGCTTGCTTGTTTTTTGCTAAGAATTGAACGCCGCTTTGCGTATCAATCGCGCTCATGCTTGCGATGTATGGCCCATTGTAGTTAACGGTTTGACCGCTGCCCATTGCTGCCAATTGATTGTTAGGGATGATTGTCCCTGCCGTTTTTGGCACAAACAATTCAGGGCCACGCTCACCCACCATTGAAGGCTGATTAACGGGAGGATTGCCACCATTAGCAAAACCAAAAAATGAACCAATAGTTCCCAGAACATCGCCGCCGCTTAATGCTTTAAATCCACTGCTAAACAATGATGTTGCTTGGCGTTGCAATTCGGCTTTTATCATGCCTTTAATCATGCTTTCAATTAACCTATCCCATGCAACTGTCCCTTTTTCTACAAATTGGTCTATTGCTTGTCCAATCGTATCGGAAAAAGACGCAAACATTTGTTCGCCGCGCTGCAATTGTGTTGGCAAATTATTTATAAATCTTTCCATTGCTTGCGTAAATCCATCTATAACAGAACCTTCTTTAAGTATGCGATTGCGTTCCCTTATGAATTCAATTCCTTTTTGATACAACTCGTTTTCTTTTTCAATTGCGCGTTGTCTTGCATCAGCATCAAGCAATTTATTGCGATTAATTTCATCTAGCGTGTCTAAATGTTTGTTTTCTAAATTAACTAATTCTCTTTGCATTTGCAAATCTTCAGCACGCAAACTTACACCAGCTTGTTCTAATTTAAACATTTGCTGTGTACGTTCTAAATCATTTTGCTGCGCTTTTTGTTTTAATTCTTGATTTATCCTTGCGTCAAGTTGGGCGCTTTCGATTGCTGCAAGTGCAATTGCTCGCGCTTCATCTGCGTCAACTATTTGTTGAATAATGGCAATTTCTTCTTCGCCATTTCTTTTTAATGCTGCATTTCTTTCGTCAAGACGCTTAATATCTTCATTTGCTTCTGCCGTTTGTTTTGCAATTAAATTGTCAATGTATTTAACTTGTTCAGCAGAAAAACGTTTCCATTCATCGTGTTGTTTTTTGCGTTCTTGTTCGCCTTTGGTATCAATGCCCGGCGTTACTATTCTTCCACCGCCTGCGCTTGTTTGTCCAGGTCGCTTTGGAACGGATACATTGTTGTTGCGTTGCAATGTTGGAGAATCTAATTGTTCTCCAAGATAAAACAATTTTGCTTCATCAGCTTCCCGCGCTTTCATTCGGGCTTGTGCAATCTTGTCTATGTCGCCAAAACGTCCTTCTGAAATTGCTGTAAACGCATCACCCCATGCGCCCATTACGCGAATAAGGTCTTTAACCTCAAACGCCATAAACGCAACGCCATACGCCATTTTGTCAAAGACTGTTTTCCAAAGACCGCCGCCTGTGTTAATAGTAGAAAACAAATCAATAAAATATTCTGTTGTTTGTTTTATTGATGTTCCAATTTCCGTGGTCATCGTAAATTTAACATCACGCGCCGCTTGATTTAATAAATCATAAGCATCCGCTGCGTCTTGAATTGCTTGGGCTTGTTGCGCGGTTGTGGAACTAACTTTATCCATTTCTTCAGCAACACCAAGGAAATCAACTCCTTTTGCGGCTTTGCCAAAAATTTCCATTGCGCGTGCATTGCGCGTTAGCGGGTCTTCAATATTTGCTATTGATTGAACAATTTTTTTGAACAAATCTTCGGTGCTTAAATTTGCAACATCTTTAAGCGATACACCTAATTTGCCTAATGCTTTTTGCGCTTCAAAAGAACCGCTGGCAGCGTTGTCTATGTATTTGGTAAAGCCTGCAAGCAATTTACCAGCATCTTCTGCATTGCCGCCCGAATTGGCAAGCGCATCATTGAGTTTAATAATCGTATCAATGGCAACATCATTTGCTTTTGCTACGTCTGCAATTTCATCAGCAAATTTCATTGCTGTAACTGTTGCTGCTACAAACGCTGTTCCCATTGCAAGAACGGCATTTTTTCCTTGTTCCGCAACATTTACGCCAAAATCGTATAGTTTTTTATTGGCAGCGTCCAAGCCTTTTACAAATTCCGCGCTGTCAAGACCAAGGACAACGCCAAGCCTTGCAATGTTATTAGCTGCCATCTTTAACCCCAAAAAGGTTTTTATCAAATCCGGGCGCTTGTGCCATAAACGCCAGCAGATTTGAGTTTACAGTAGATTCTTTTTCACTTTCGCTCATTGGCGGAAAAATGTAATCATTTGCCCTACCAATTATGCTTTTTAACTCATACGCCGCTGACGATGGCGCTTTTAAATAATTAAAAACACCTGTAACCAACAAGCCAAGCAAATAAATTGTTTTTTGATTGCCTAGCATCCCGTCCGCATACATGGTTTGAATTTCAGCAAAAGTTATGTCGTCTAATGCGTTAACTGACTCTAAAGTATGCCCATTAAAGACCATTGCATTTTTTACTTGCGTCCTTAATGAGCCAATCAGTTTCCCCGCGCTTCCTCATAACTTGGGCTAATTACTTCACCAATGCTTTTTACCAATGTCATTTGCACAGCAAAAGGAAATTCTGCTTCTATGTCCTCATAAGTAATGTTTTCCAACGTTTGTTCTGCATCTTCGGGAACAAGCAATTTAATGTATTCAATTACACGCGCTTCAATCATTGCTTTGTTTTTTGCGGCTTGCCGCATTGAACGTCCTTCAACAATTACATCGTCATCAGTAAATTTAAAATCTTCGGATTCTTTGTCCTTAAATTGCATTAACGATGCTGTAAGTTCGCCGTAAATTTTGTCTATTTTTTGTTGGTCAGGTGCAGTTATTTTTGCGTACATAGCATCCGATTCCGCTACCAACGGAATACGAACCTTAAACGTATGACCGCCAAGTTCAAATTTGCGAATACGAATGTCTTTTAATTTTTGTTCGCCACCAAGTATTGATGATATTTTGCTCATGTTATATTTTCCTGTATTTGTTAATTCGTCGTTCTAAGATTGATGATAAATTTGAAACTACCGATTGCGCTTGTGATTCAATCGCTGGTCGCAAATATGGGTGTTTTGGATTGCTTGCAGAACCAAACTCTTGGGCAATTGCCCTTGCATCGCTTGGAATGCCTTTAAATTTTGATGCATCAAGCCCCATTTTTGTTAAACGTTTTTGAGACCTTAACAATCCTTTGCCTTCGCTCATGCGTGCTAATTTTTTTCCTGATGCCGTTGTAACTGCTGCAATTGCGACATCTGAATCATTAACGTATTTTGACCGCTTATCCAGTTTGCTAGGTCTCCGTGCTTCCACAATTAAAGACAACGCCAATGCGCCTGTATCCCTTGGCACAAGCCCTTGTGCTGCCCTTAATACGGGTTGCATTGCTTCGCGCACTGCTGGAATTAGCACTTTGCTTGTTGCTGATTTGTCGCCAATATCGTCAGCCAAATTCTTAAAAACTGTGGCTACATCGCCAAGTCCTTTAAGTTCAATTCTGACTGCTGACATGATTTAACCTTTTATGATTCGGTTAAAAATTTCTTGATTCAGCGTTTGCACATAAGTGACCACTTCGGCAGGGGTCATTTGTGATGCGTGATTTTCTGCAATTTTGTGAGCAAGATTTACCGCAGTTAATTTTTGCTGCGAAAACCCAAACCAGTCCTTGCGTTCGCCTGATTGAGCAACTAAAAAGCCAAGTAAATCATTTGTGTTTTGTATTGTGGTCATTTCAAAAATCTGAGTTTATATAATGTGCTGTCTATTAATTGGGCAATTTCGTCTGTGATGTTTTGCAATTCGCTATCTTGCGGGAATTTTTCCGCACGGCGCAGAGTTGCAATTTCATCTTTTAGGTAAGTCAAATAATCCAATGGCGTTGTTGGCAATTCGTATGCATTGATATAGTCATGTAACAAGCCATATTTACCTTGGAATGCTTCCACAAAATCATCTACATGGTCGCCAATTTCCGTGTAAAACGTTTCCAAGGCTTTATGCTCAGAATAACTTAGCGTAGACAAATGCAAAATGTGCGTATTGGTAACGCTGTGCAACAAACACATTACGAATTGCATTACAGGGTCTGATTCCTGTTCTACGCTAAATTTCATGTTGCTTCCTTGTTTGGAATATCCGCTTGCATACGCTGCACGACCTACTGCTTGTGCTTTTGCCTTTGTTGGAAATGGTCCTTTGCCGCCCCAATACCAACCATCATCCTTTTTTGCTATTGGCATTTGGCGCAGTATAAGGATTGTATTTAGCCAACAATGTTAATGCAACTTTATCGGCAGAATCATCATCAGCGCCAGCCAACGCTGTATAAACTTCGGCAGCGTCCACAGGCAAAAACCTCGCCATAAGGTCAAGGTCTTTGTCCGTGGACACTAACAAATCGACTGCTTCTTCAAGCGTCATTATGTGTTGCTCCAGCCATATTGTCCACCACGGGGATGGATGGTAAATACGCACTTTGCTTCTGCGCCCGTCTGTGCGTCAATTTGAAATTGAGATACACGCCCGTTAAAAGCATAAGCAATAGTGGTGCTTCCACTAGCCGCCGCAACCACAAAAGTGCGGTCAATAATGCCGCTGTACGCATCGCCACGAATCAATAAAAGACCCGAATCTGACGGGTTCCATGCTGCGGTAATGGTAAGGCTAGTAGGTGCGCTTTGAGTTGGAATTTTGTCGCTTTGGCGTGCGCCTGCTACTGAAAACGATGCCATTGCGTCATCTTGTCCAAAGGCGGGTACTGCTTCCACGTTTAATTGCGTGCCTGATGCGCCTGTGCCGTTTGCCAC